GTGACGGCCCGAAACACCATCCACCGCAAAGCGGCCCATATCGGCAAGGGGCCTGCCTTTGAACCCCAAAGCCACCGACAAAATGGCATCGTCGGGCATCGCAATCAGCCCCAAAGGATCATCCAGATCAATCTGCAACCTATCGGCTTTGTCACCATCCTCATCCGTTACAGTCAGGGACAAAAGGCGCGTTTGCATGGCAAGCGTGACAAGTGCGCCGTTTGCCAGAATGCGAAAATCGGGGGTCATGTGCGCCCCCACAGCCGCACTTGGCCCGCTGCGACGGGGGCGGAGACATCAGGCAACCAAATAGTCAGCCCAGCCGCATAGATTGGCCCCAAATTCGCCAGCCCGGGGTTTGCGGCCAGTACGGCAGGCACATGGGAGAGCGATCCCATTTCGGCCAAGCAGATTGCATCCAGCATATCGCCATCGCGGGTTTGATAGGCGCGCATCAAAACAGCCCCCCGCCATAGCTTTGCAGGGTGATCGAAAATTCAATCTTGCGCGGGCTGCCGTCGCGCATCAGAAGGGTCCGCCGTTCGGTCACCTCGGTGATGCACCAGCGCTTCCAGACAAAGCCCAGCCCGTCGACCAGCATCATCGGCTGGCCTGTGCTGGCCAGCAGGCGCATCTGTTCCATCTGCCGCAAACCGCCCTTAAAGTGGGGGTAAATCACCCCTTCAAGGGTGATCTCTTCGGCATCTGGCCCCAGATATTGCAGGGCAGGCGCGCGGCCAATGCGGTCTTGTTTGACCCAGCGATAGGACGCGCTGCGGCTGAAGGTTTGGTAATTGGCATTATTGATGCCAAAGCGAAACGCCCCCAGCGCCATCATCACAAGGTCAAGCATAGGCCCCCCCGTCATTCAGGGCAAAACGGGCGTCACGGGCGCGGCGTTCAATCTCGTCCGACACCGCGCGGGCGATCATCTGCGGCGACATGCCAGGTGCGGCGTTGATGGTGATGCCGCCAAGGTTGATCGACGTGCCCCCGCCCCCGCGCGCCGCGCCCGCGACATGGCGATTGGGGATGATCCAGCCGTCACGGTCTGCGGTGAATTTCTCGACCCCGTTTTCGCCCACGTTATAGGTTTGCCCGCGCCGCACGGGGCCACCCGTGGCGCGCCCCCCTTCAACGCCCCCGCCGAAATCAAAATCCTCGCCCGTGGTGGACGATCCATTGGTCCCCGCATCCGCACCCGCCGCGCCATAGCTGGCCCGCATCCAAGAGGGGGTCAGGGCATCCAGCTTTTCGGCCACCCATGCCGTCATATTGCCCATCACCGACTTCATCCCCTCCCATAGGGACGTCATCCATTTGATGCCAACAGCGGACAGATCGATACCCGTCAGATATTCCACCAGCGCCACCACGCCGTCGACCATCAGCTTGAACGGGTTGAATTCGGATATCAGCCGCAGCACGCCATTCAGCAGCCCACCTTCAAAAGCCGTGCGGATACGGTCGATCTTGTCTGTGAAGTAACCTACGATTCCATCCCAGTTTTGATAGATCACATAGGCCAGCCCAGCGATGGCCGTGATCACGGCGATGATCGGGTTGGCCAGTAAAAGACGCCCTGCCAGCATAAAGGCGCGGCCCAACCAAACAGCTGCCTGTCCAGCCGCGCCCAATAGCCAAGCCCCCGCACCAAGCGCCCCATTCAGCAGCCAAAAGGCCATGATCAGGGGCTGTGCCAAGAACCTTAGACCCAGCAAAGATACACGCATGGCAAATAGTCCCGCCGCGATCCAACCCAGCGTTTGGATCAATTCTGGGTTTGCCGCTGCCCAGTTGACTATCATTTCGATATAGGGCGTGGCGCTCGCCAACATCTCATTCAGCATAGGCAGTAGGTTTGTGCCGATGGTTTCAGCTAGGCGCGTTACCCAGTTCTGCGTTACCTGCAAATTTGCCTTCGTGGTGGCGGAAATCCGATTATACTCCTCCAACATGGACCCAGCATATACAGTCTGATCGCTGGTCAATGCGAAGGATTTCCCTAGCCCTTCGATATTGGTCAACAACGGGGCAATTGCAGAGACGCTCTCTTCCCCAAATAGTTGGCTCAATGCGGCAGTTTGTTCATAGGCGGGCAGCCTTGAAAGCGCCGTCATTACATCCAGAATTGCCCCTTTAGCATCAGTGCCCATACGCTTTGCCAGATCTGTCGACTGAATGCCGAGGCGGTCCATGATGACCATTTGTGCCTTGGTCATAGACTCGCCCGCAACCAAAGCACCTGTGAAATTCTTCATGGCAGTTGCGGCGATTTCGGGGGACGGTGCGGCTTTGACAAACACTGCGGTCAGTGCGGCGATTTCCTCCGCAGATAAGCCAGCGGCCTGTGCCAATGCACCTGTTCGGGCAATAACATCAACCATCCCTGGCGCATTGGCACCAATCTTGTTCGATAGGTGATTGACAGCATCGCCCAGCCGCTCGGCCTCATCTTGAGAAAGGCCCATCTGGTCCCGCCATTTGGCCATGGACTGCCCAGCCTGTTCAGCTGGAATGCCAAAGGCCACGCCCATTTTGCCTGCGGCTTCGGCAAAATCCAGCAGTTGGCGGGTCTTCTCTGCATCAGGAAGATTTTCGTTGATAAGGCCTGCCTGACCGACGGCAGCAACAATGGCCGCCACACCTTCAGCTGTCATCGCAAGGCCGCCAGAAGTGACCAGTTTTTGGATATCGTCACCCAAAAGACGAATGCCGTTTTTCGACTTAAAGTCGATGACCTTTGAAACATCTGCCAGCGCTGCTTCGAAGTTGATGGCGGGCTGAAGCGCCTGAACCATGGCATAGCCCGTCGCTGCGATTGCAGCCGCTTCGCCAAGCATTTTCTGACTGCGCTCTTGTGCCAAGCCGATCTGCTGGGCAGACATCTCAATCTGCTCTCGGCCCGCAGCTTGGGCGCGCCGACTTGGCCCCTCTAAGGATTTAAGCGCGTTTCGCGCAGGCCCCGTGGCGCGGTCCACCAGACGCAAAATCAGGGCGACATTCAGATCAGCCATCATTGCCCCCCTTCGGGCCATATGCTTCAGACCTTGCGCGGGCGCGGTGCCACCAGCCTGCCAAATCCTCAACGCTCATCGCGTCCATATCTTGCGGGGTCCAACCGAAGACCACGGCGATATCCGCCATGGTCTCTTCAATATCGTCGTGCCCTAGTTCAGGCGCTCCGTCGCCTCGATCTGGGCCTGCTGATCGGGCGACAGGAAAAAACCCACAACGCGCCCTGCCATCATCATAAAATCGGCGGGGTCCATGGCCGATATTTCGGCGGGCAGCAGGGCGGGATCGCTGATGCGCGGCAGCAGCGCAGACATGGCGTTCACGTCCATCTGCAAGATATCGGTCATCTTCAAACCGCGCAGGCTGCCCACTTCGGGCTTGCGCAGGGTGACGCAGTCGATGGTCGTCTCGCCGCGTTTGATCGGCTGTGTCAGGTTGATCTTGGTCATCTTTAATTCCCCTTAAACGCCCATGGCGCGGCGGATATCCGCCAGCTGATCCACCCCGCCGATGCGCCGAATGCCCGCGACCAGATCGATCTCGATCAATTCGCGCCCGTTCATTTCCAAACGGTAATAGCGCACATCCCAAACCGCCTTCAGCGTGGCATTGGAGCCGGGTTTCAGATCACCCGATTCCGCCGCCGTCACCATCCCGCCAATAGTGGCGATGATCGTGTCGGCATCAGTGCCCGTCGGATTGACCTGCGCAGGCCGCAAGACAAGGCGTTTTTGCCCGCCCAAATGGGTGATCAGTTCGGGGCGGTGTTCGGAAAAGGTCACCTCGGCTGTCATCGCCTCAAGGCCCATATCAATACCAACGGGGCCATCCATGCCCGCGCCGCGATGGGCTTCGGTCATGATTTTAGGCTGGGGCAGCTTTGCCTCTGATGCCAGCCCAAAATAGCTGAACCCATCGACAAAGGCGTTAAAGTTGCGGATCGTGCGCGGCAGGGTCATGGGGGGCCTCTCTTATGTATTGGTGGCCACAGCCGTCACCAACTCGTTGTAATACGAGCCGTTACGCTGTGCGCGGAAGGTCAGATGTTCCAGCGGGGCTGGCGGTTCGATATCGAAATCAATCGTCAGCTTGCCCGCAGCCAGATCGGCGGCGCTGTTCAGTTCGGGATCAACCCAGACACGCCCGCCCAAGATGGCCCCGCGCGCCTTCAGGCTGTTGAGGTATTCCTGAACGCTGTCACGGATATCGCGCAGCAGCTGTTCGCTGAACGGGCGGTCCATGGCCCACAGCAGCGCCGCCTCAATGCTTTCATAAACCATATCGGCAGTGCGGCGCACAGGCAGGAAAGCCCACAGTGGATCGTTGGCGGCGCTGCGGTTGCCCCACAGGCGGAACCCATCCTTGCGCACGATGGTGGCAATGCCGCGTTCGTTCAAACGGTTGGCCTGCGTTTCAGGATCACTGATGGCAAAATCAATCGGGCGGGCGGTGCCGACAATGCCACCCAACACGCGGTTGGATGGTGACCACCAGAACCCTTTGGTGGCGTCCGTTGCCGAAATCACGCCCGCCACAAAACCCGATGCGGGAAGGGTGATGATATCATCCGAAACGCTGTCCAGCGCCCGCACCGCTGGATCAACGATATACAGGCGGTCCGATCCGTAATTGCCCCGCTCGGTCAGGGCATCGGCTTCGGTCGTGTTTGGGCCATCGGCCACCACCACGGCCCGCAGCCGCTGCGCCACCGCAATCAGGGCCAGCGTTGCGGGTTGCGCCGCTGCGGGGGTGCCATTGGCGGTATGCCCAGGTGCGGCCAGAATACGCGGCACTTGGCCTGTGATCGTTTCGGCAGTCAGCAGGGCATAAGCCCCCGTTTGTTCCGAAGGACTGCCCGCCACATTGGCAACTGTTGCCGCTGCTGTCAGGCCAGCCGCCACGCGCACCACAATCATGGTACCCACACCTTGGGCATAGGCGGCATCATAGGCGGCGCGCAGCGTGCCCGAGGTGCCAAGCCGCGCGGCCATACGCGGCCCTGTAATCAGCACCGGCACATTCAGCGGAAAGGGTTCATCGGCCCCACCAGATAGGCGCGAGGGCGCGCGGGCAGCCACAACGCCCGATCCATTGCCCCCTGCTGGATAGGTGACCGCAACCAAGGCATGGGCACCGGCAAAGGCTTCAATTGCGGTCTTAACTTGCGCCGCGGTGGACGTGGCCACGCCGCTGGCATTGGTGGCAAGGGAAACCGAAATCGCGCTGCCAGATAAAGTCACCGCCAGTGCTGCGCTGTTTTGCGCGGGCAGGGCCAGCGCAAGGCTGATCTGGTTACCCAGCGCGCCCGCTGCCTTGGCTGTAAATGTAAGTCCGGCACTGCCTGTGCCAAATGTCAGCGCAGCTGCAATTGCGGCGGCGGCGGCAGGCGCAGTGCCCACAAGCCCAATGATCGACGAGCGGACAGTTTGAATGGGGCGGATGCCATCGTCGACTTCAACGATCTCGATCCCATGCATGAATTGATCTGGCATTACAGTGGCTCTCCAAAGTTCTGTGCTTTGGAGCATCGTCGCACAGCCGCTTAGATGGGTCGCCCTTGAATGAATTCGGGGGGCAGTTCACCTGCCCCCCGCTTCCCCTTCACCATGCCTTTAGAGGCTAGGTCTGTCAACAATTCATCACTTTGCCGCTGCAACACCCAAACTTGCCGCCAACCCATTGGCCTGCGCTTGTGCGCTGGCTAACACTTTGGCCACGGCTTCTGGTGTTGGAGCTTTATTGATAGCTTCCACTGTTGCGCGGCGCAGGCCCGTCACCCGCGACATAATGGCTTCGTAAAGTCCGGCTTTTCCCGCGATGTTTTGGGCCAATTTGTCAGGGTCTTCGCCTGTGATTGACGCCTCTGCGATAATTATAGCCTGTGGATCGCCCGCCAAATGCTGCCGCGCGCGCTCGGCCTTTAGCGACCAGCTGGCAATTTCCTCTGCAGGAACCCCTGCGGTGAATTGCGACAGAAATTGACCAATCCACGCGGACATGGCACCTACCGCCTGCTTGCGCACATCGGCCAGCGATGGCGGGGGCGGGTTGACCAAAATCGGCGCGCCATCGGTGCCTGAGGCAATAGTTTGCCCCGCCGCCTGCCCAGCAATCAGCTCGGCGTGGCGCTTGGCGGTGATTTCGACAGCGTCGGCAGGGATGCTATCACCGTGGATTTCGCGCAGATAAAAGCCGCCCGTTTGTGTCGAATACAGCATAATCTCCCTCCTAATGGCCAATGGCGATGAATTTGACCTGCGCACCCGACACACCAACGGCAGAGGGGGTCATGACCACTGCCGATATCGCTGTGTTGCCCCAAACAGGGGAATACAGCGCACAGATATTTGGGAACAACGCGTTAACGAAATATGTGGCTGAGGCCTGCAAAATCGCGTTGGGGAAGGCAATCGGGAACGTAAACGTTGCCTGCCCCGTCCCGCCTGTCGTCGCGCTGCCCATTTGCAGGATCATGCCACTCGGCAACCGCTGCCAGCCATTCTCACCAATGGATGACGCAAATGACGCGGCAAGCCCCGCCGCCGAGAGACTGACAGCGTGCCACAGAGACGACCCTGTTGCGCGGATCAGCTTTAGCGACTGGTTTGGCGGGATTACGATTGAACTTACGGCGGACGGGCCATTATCAATCTGGTCGCTGCCTGCGCGCTGCACGGTGACATTTGCCGTGCCCGAATTGATGAATTCGAAAATCGACCCGTCGGGCGTCGACGCAATCGATGGCAAGGTCACAGTCACGGCTGATGCTGCGGTGTAAACGAAGCATCGCCCAG